TGAATTAGTTGACCAATTTTGGGTTGAACATAATAGAAAGGTTGTTGCATTACAAGAAAATAGTACTGTAAGTAATGAAGAAGAGATTATTGAAAATAATGGACATGATTATGCATTTCATGCCGTAGAGATTTAATATATCATCGGGAAAAGAATGGAAGTCATAAAATCTTTAGCTTTATCTTCTCCAAGTTTAGCTTTTAAGACACTATATGTTCTTTCATTCTTTTGTTGATTTTCACAATAATGATTTTGTGAAGAAGTTATTTCATGAACTTTTTCTGGTATGGATTTGCATTCACTTAAAATATCAATATATTCTTCAAAACATCTTACTGCAATATTTGCAACAATTTCAAATTCTTTATCATCCGGAACAATTGCAATAGCATCTTTTGAAAAAATTTGTTTTGCCCATTCAGGTAAATTATACAATGTTTTAAATTCATATGGTGATTCATATGTCACATCGTTTTGAACAGGACTCCAATCTAAAAATGCTGCTAAACATTTTTTTTCTGTTGTAATAATGTCAAATCCAAAAATTGGGTCAGGACAAGTTGCGTTTGGAAAACAAGTAAAGTGTAACACTTCTAAATTATTATCACTATATCTTTCAATATGTGCAATTCTAAAATGGTCAGCAATAAATCTACGATTATCCCAACCAAAATCTTCTGTTGGTATTTTAACACCTTCACTTTTTTCTAAAATAATTGTTTCTAGCTTATTAGCTACCCAATTCAGCGTGTCTTTGTAATTCATCAAATATATTAATTAAAAATTCAAATCCTTTGTTTACTTCATCAGCCCATTCGTCTTTTTGTATGGCACGAACACTACCAACAGATTCTTTCATATTTTCAAATTCATAAAGTTTACCTGAACCAGGTACTTTAGATTTAATCATTTGTCCACCATAAGCTAACGCTAAATAATTCAAATAAACATGTGGTAATATTTCTTCATCATTTAACGATTGTAAATAGATACCATATTCTTTTGTTGATTCTAAATGTAACGCCTTGGAATTGATTTCAGTTTCTAACTCCTTAATATCTTCAAATATTTTTTTCTCTCTAGCTAAATCTGAATGCGGTAAATTATGTTGTTCAATAATTGTAAAAATTACAGATTCTTGATATAGATAATTTAAGTATTGTTTATTACTTAATTCACCTCTAAACATTTTTTGATTAAACTCCATTTTTTCAGCTTTGCTGTGAAGTTCTGCGGTTGCTTCTTTTAAATTCATATAACAAAGATACCTAAATTACTATGATTTGTGAAGGCATTGCTCTAAATTTAAGAGATTTGTTGAGGTTTTCAGCTTCGCCTGCTTTTCTTTCAAGTAACTTATCGGGACGTAATCTTTCTAAACGAGCCATAAGCTCTTCAAGTAATTTAGATTTTTCATCTTTTGCTTCGGTAATTAAAGATTGGTAATCTAATTTAACAGCATTATCTGGGACTTGTATCTCTCCTGAAAATTTACCCCAAATTCTTCCCAAACCTTCTTTAGAATATGCAATAAGATATTTTCTAACCCAGTTTTGTGATGGGCTATTTAAGCTGTCCCAAGTTAAAACCTCTGTCATTACATCAGAAGGTAATTTAATGACATCTTTATTATTTTTCAAACAACTATCTCTATCCATTGTGTCATAATACCAATACCAAACTTTAAAATTATTGTTTTGTGTTGAACCAAAATCAAATCTACCACCAGGAACATTTAAAAGGTGAACTAATTTTTTACCTTCAGGACCGGCTGTAATTCTATAAGTCAAATCACCACCTATCATTCTGTTTTTTAAGTTTCTGTCACCCATTCTCAATAAAAGGTCAAATGCTGGTAACATGAAATATGAACCAGATGTACCAACTTGAGCAAATCCACCCACACCACCAAAACCAACGCCACCAAGACCACCAAAACCACCTAGAAATGGATCTACAATAGAATCGGTCAGCGTCGCACGTGTAAACCATAAAAGTTCGTTTATTTCACGTCCTGCAGGAATTTCATATACTTGTTGTCCTTTTACTAAATCAAAATAATCTTTTTTAAGTTCCCAATCTCCACCCGCTTGTAGGCCAACAATTTTAGAATATGAATATGTAAATTGCGTTTCATAGTCTAAACTTCTAGTTGTAAAAGCTCTAGATAAGGATTGTGTATCTACATTAAGTCCAGCTAATGATGACCATTGTGATTCAATAAGCCAATCATTTACATATTGTTCGTATTCTGACAAAGAAAGCTCAAGGAATGTATCCATTTGTTCTTCAGTCAATTCTATGCCTCTTACTGGCATACCCAAAAGGTGAAATACCTGGGTATATAATTTGTCTCTGTCTGTTGGTGAAATAATTGCGCTCATATTTGATAAATATTTGATTTTTTCTTATATTTGATTATATGAACAAACCATTATTAGAACTTTTTGAATTAGGCGGTAAAAATAATTTTGAATTTAGGTATAAAACTGTTGAAAGTTTTGAAAATGTTGCCACTTTAGATACCGATAATAGGGTTATTACCGTAACGATAGGTGACCCGACGGATGATGATTTAGATGTGATTTTAACTGATGTGAAAAATGATTTACAAAAGTTCCTTAATCAAGTCACTACTAAATGATTCGGAATATTCCCCGTCTCCCATAACTTGGTCGATATTGTTCTTCTTTTTTTGGAGAATATTATAAATTATTCTTTCAACTGTATTATCAAATATTGGGTAATATACTAAAACACCTTTTGTTTGACCATATCTATAAGCTCTATCTTCGCCTTGTGAATGGTCCGCAGGTACAAACGATAAGTCATTCATTATAACAACTTCCGCAGCGGTCAATGTTAAACCAACACCAGCAGCTTTAATATTACCAATAAAAATTTTTACTTTATCCTCTGTTTGAAACCTATCAACTGATTCTTGTCTTCTTTCTTTAGACATACGACCATCAACAACTACAGAATTTTTTTTATATTTTTCATGTAACATATCTAATGTCATAGTGAAATTTGTAAAAATAATTACTTTCTTTCCTTGGTCAATACATCTATCAATCAACTCACAAGTATATGGAATTTTTTCATATGATATTAATTGACGTACCTTCATTAAACGATTTAATGTTACAGACATTGTTTCGTTTTCTTTATTTTCTTTACTGATTCTTGTAAATTCTTCTAATTCCTCATCATACATTTTGCTTGTCAATTCAACAAAGATTGGTGTAATGATTTTTTCAGGTAAATCTAAAATATCTGTTTTCATTCTACGAAGAACTAAATTTTTTGTTCTTTCACGTAATTCGTCTAGATTACTTGCTCCGCTTGTGTTCCATACTTTTCTGTTTCCAACACTAAATTGAAATCCTTTACAATATCTACGAACATATGATTGCCAATTTAAGGTTAAAGGTGATTCAACAATTTTTAATAAATTAAAATAGTTTATTGGTCTAGATGTCATTGGTGTTCCTGTCAATAACCATACTTTAGGAATTTTTTCTAATACATCATTTAATAAACGCGTTCTGTTTGCTGTGTTATTTGATATATAATGTGCTTCATCAACAATAGCCAAATCAAATCCGGCGTTTACCAATAATTTATAATCATCACTATCTTCAGATTTATCTGTTGTATGATAATTTTTTATAATATCATAATTAATAATGTAATAATCAAACGTAGAGCCCCATTTACGACCTTCTATTATTAAAGTGCGTCTATCTGTGTAATTCTTTATTTCACGGTCCCAATTGATTTTTAATGATGCTGGACACACAATTAAAATTTTCTTTGCACCACTTTCTAAAGATGCTATAACAGCTGAGGTTGTTTTACCCAATCCCATATCATCAGCAAGAATAAATTTATCATTTGCTAATAATTTTTCAATAGCCACTTTTTGATGTTCAAGTGGTGGTCTAGAACTATATTGGGTGTAATCAATTTCTCTGTTTAATTTTTTTTCAGGTTGAATAACGGCAGCTTTAGGTAACCAAAAAGCACTCATTTGTTCTGTTTCAAAATATCTACCCCATATATGAAAGGCTTTATCCGATTCGCACAATAATTTTTCACACCAAATTTGGTCTAATGGTTTTGTCAATAAACGTTCTTCCATTATTTTTTCACCAAACGTATTTACAATTTTAATATACTTTTTAGCAACCTTTGGGGTGGTATCTTTATATTTTAAAACATATTCGGCTTGTGGACGTGTTAGTTTAAAATTTTTAACGTCAATAAATTTTCTTTTAAATTCTAGTAAATAATTGTTACCTCCTTCGTAGGTTTCCAATAGTTCTCTTGCTTCAATTTCTGGTATCATGTTAATTATTAGTATAATATAAGTAATTAGAATAAAAAACTAAACTATTTATTAGGATATGGCCAAATTACCAATTACCCGCATTAGCAAGTTTTTCGGACAAGACGATTTTGATTTAAACATTCAAATAGGCTCTGAATACATGGTCGGTGACTTAAACATGAAACTTGTATTATATCGTGTTGATAGAAGTAAAACCGAAAACGACAGTGTTTACGCTGAAGTAGGTATGGATGAGATAAGATATTTCTCGCCTGTTGAGTTTAACGCTATAGTAAAAATAGACGCACCTAACAATAAATCATATAAAAATGGTTTGATGCGTTATAACGAGCCAGGAAATTTAACTTTACAAGTTTATTTAAAACAACTTGAAGATTTAAAAATAGATATTAGATACGGCGATTTTATTGGTTATCCTGAAACAGAAGATAGAACTAGATATTATACAGTAATAAACGATGGTAAGGTGGTTACAGATAATAAACACAATATGTGGGGTTATAAACCATTTTACAGAACAATAACATGTGCAATTGCACAAGAAGGTGAATTTAGAGGAGTTTAAGATATGCCAATACCTAAAAGAAAAAATAATATTCAAATATATCATGAAAAGGAACTTACGGCTAGACGCCAAGAGTTGCTTGATGATATAACCAAAAACGATACCTACTTACCTGATTCCATTTTACATGATGATTTAGATAAGGGCATGCTTGATTACATTAAAAAGAATTTTGTTATAGTTTCTGATGGTAAAACTGTACCTGTAGTAGATAAAATACTAACAATCCAAAGATGGGGTGAATTTACAAATAATTGGGAGTTTGCGGATGAGGACGGTAATATGCAATTACCTTTTATTGTTACAATTAGAAAACCGGATGTGCAACCCGGAACAAATCCTTCAATTCAAAGAACGGTTCCTGATAGACATCAATTTTTTTATTCTTCCGTTCCAACTTGGAATGGTACACAAATGGGAGCTGACATATATAAAATCCCACAACCCGTTGCAGTTGATATTACATTTGACGTAACAATTGTATGTAATAAGTTTAGAGATTTAAACAGGTTTAATAAAATTGTTTTACAAAGATTCGCATCAAGACAAGATTATACACAAGTTAAAGGACATTATATTCCAATCATTTTAGATAAAATTGAAGATAATACACCAATGGACACAATGGATGGGCGTAGATTTTATATTCAAAACTACACATTTATTATGCTTGGGTTATTGATTGATAGTGAAGAATTTGAGGTGAAGCCAGCAATTAGCAGATTTTTCCTTATGAATGAATTTATGCAAGGAAACAATTATACTAAACACTACACTAACAAGTATATCAATATTACAGTTACAAATTTTATTGCTGATGGTACCCAAACAACATTTAGTGTAGGTGAACCCATTGGTACATTGTTTAGTGTTGCGATAAATGGTCTATTACAAGAGAGAAATGTTGATTTTTATTTTATTCCATTTACATCTAGAGTAACATTTGTGTCACCTCCTTTAGAAGGTAGTGTTGTAACAATTACATATTACAAAGGACAAACACAAGTTCTTTTAGATAACTTTGGCACGCTTGTAAACACAACAACAGAAAATTATGTTTATAATGGGAATTTAACATTTCATGTAAATCAAATTATCAACAGTATTGTGACATTTGATATAAATGGTCTTGTTGAAGATGAAGGCAGAGGTTTCACTATTACGGGTCCACAAGACATAACATTGACCGATGCTCCTGGTTTAGGGTCTAGAATTGGTATTACTTACCTATACTAATCATCTCCGTAAATGTCCTTCTTTTTAGGTTTTGTAAGTTCTTCTATATATTTTTCTAAAACTTTATAGATTTTTAATCCATTTTTATCACAGTGATTTTTAAGCATTTCATGGTGTTTAACACTAATTTTTACGTTTTTTTGTTCGTTTTTCATTGTAAAAGATATTAAAAGATAAATAACTATCTTTTTAAGAAAAACCGCGAAATCTTTGATAAAAACAAAGATATTTATTAGATAAGTAATAAAAAAAATTAATTAAACATTTTAAATGGCAACTCAAAACAAAGTATTCGTCTCTCCAGGTGTTTACACATCTGAATTAGACTTAACATTCGTGGCTCAAAGTGTCGGAGTAACTACATTGGGAATAGTTGGTGAAACCTTACAAGGTCCAGCTTTCGAACCAATTTTGGTAAGTAATTACAACGAATATAAAACATATTTCGGTGCAACTTCACCTGAAAAAGATGGTGCTGGTAATCCAAAATATGAATTACCTTATGTGGCTAAATCATATTTACAACAATCAAACCAATTATTTGTAACAAGAGTATTAGGTTTAACAGGTTATAATGCGGGTAAAACATTCGCAATTAAAACAATTGCAACATCAGGTAACACAGAATTTGATGGTATTGTTGTTGCAACTTTTAGATCAAGAGGTTATTATGATGCCCAAACGTTGGTATATGAAGTAAGTGGTAGCACAGCATTTTCAATTGCAACAGGCTCAACCCTTGAATCTAATCCATTTGCAGAATTTGATATTCATGTAACAGGTGCAACAGGTGGTGAAAAAGTGTTTACATGTACTATGGATCAAAGTTCAAACAAATACATTACAAAAGTATTAGGTTCGGGTGTATTTGATATGGATAACGGTGATGTGCCAATTTATGTAAATGAAGCATATCCAAATTATTTAACAAGTTTATATAATTTTGGTGTTGTTAGTGGTTTAAGTTTAACAGAAATTGTTTATGACGAAACTGATAATTTTTTAAATCCATGGGATACAACAAGTTCACCAACAGTAGTTTCTGAGGTTCGTGGTGGTAAAGTTCAAGACTTATTTAACGTAATTTCAATAGCTGATGGTAACGCAGCAAACAAACAAATAAAAATCACAATTCAAAATATTGATATCAATACAGGTGAATTTGATTTAATTGTTCGTGATTTTAATGACGCTGATGATAATATTGTTATTTTAGAAAGATTCTCAAGATGTTCTATGAACCCTGATGTTCCTGGATATATTGCAGTTAAAGTTGGTACTTCAGACGGTGAATACACATTAAATTCTAAGTATATCATGTTGAATATGGCATTAAATGCACCATCTGATGCTATACCAGCAGGTTTTAGAGGATTCAATGTATCAGTAGTAGGTACTGCACAAGTAGGTTCATTATTTTATAAAACTCAATATTTTGATGCAGGAGAAACTATATTTACTTACCCGGCGTCTAGTCCATATTCAGGTCAAACCGTTACATCAAATGGTGACAAAGTTAGAAAAGTAATGTTAGGGCTTTCAACACAAGAACATTTCAAATACGATGCAGATTTATTAAATTACAAAGGAAATAATACTAAATTAACACCTGGATTTCATTTATCTTCACAAGCATCTTCAATAACAGGTGACACTGAACTTGGATATGAATTTTTCACAACACCATATGACTTAGAGGGTCAATCAGGTAATGCGAATGACAATAAATTATTGAATATCAACTACCGTAAATTTACGTTTGCAGTAGCTGGTGGTTTTGATGGTTGGGATGTCTACAGAAATAGAAAAACTAACACTGATCAGTATATCTATGGTAAAAACACATATACTTCAGGAAATACAGATAATGGTGGTGTTTTTAGTAAAACTGTACCAAATTCAGACTACTATGCTTATTTAAAAGGTATTCAAACATATGCTAATCCTGAAGCAGTAAACATTAACTTATTTGCTACACCAGGTTTAGATTTTTTAAACAATAGTTCATTAGTTTCACAAGCAATTGATATGATTGAGAATGAAAGAGCTGATTCATTATATGTAATTGGTGCACCAAACGAATTGGATGCTCAATCAGCGGTAGATGATTTAGCAACAGCTTCAATTGATTCAAACTATTCCGCAACATACTGGCCTTGGATTCAAGTCAGAGATACCGATAATGCAACTCAATTGTATATTCCACCAACAGGTGAAGTATGTAAGAACATTGCTTTAACTGATAACGTAGCCTATCCTTGGTTTGCGCCAGCAGGTTATTCTAGAGGTTTGGTAAATGCTATTAAAGCTCAAAAGAAATTGACTTTAGATGATAGAGATTTACTTTATAAGAACAGAATCAATCCAATTGCGACTTTCTCTGATACTGGTACTATTATTTGGGGTAACAAAACACTTCAAGTTAAAGAATCAGCTTTAGATAGAATTAACGTAAGAAGATTATTATTACAAGCTAGAAAATTAATTTCTGCCGTGGCTGTAAGATTGTTATTTGAACAAAATGATGATCAAGTTAGACAAGAATTTTTGAGATTGGTGAATCCAATTTTGGACTCAATTAAAAAAGAAAGAGGTTTGTATGACTTTAAAGTAACTGTATCTAGCGACCCTGCTGATATTGATGCAAACACAATGAGAGGTAAAATCTATGTTAAACCTACAAGAGCATTAGAATTCATCGATTTAGAATTCGTAATCACCCCAACAGGTGCTTCATTCGAAAATATCTAATCTAAAAGGAGATATATAAAAGGAAAAGGGCTGAGAAATCAGTCCTTTTTTTGTTAAGGTTCCATGTGGAACTATAACATTATGTTAAATGAAATTCTATTTTTATGTAAAGTAGAATATATTATTTAATAATAGATATAGTATGGGCTTCTACGAATAGTAGATTTTTGTAATATTTTATTTATTTATATTGAATTAGTTAGGTATTTTGTGGTATATAGTATTTATAATAGAAGTAAGTAAATAATTTTAGTGTCTGTAAAAAACTACGAAAAATAATTGACAAAAACAAGTAGTTGTGGATAAAAAAAATTATTTCCAATACTGATATATTTATAATAAGATAAATAATTAAAACACAAACAACACAATATGGCAGATTTACTAATGAAAATGCCGGTTCCATACGAACCAAAAAGGGTTAACAGATTTTTATTCCGTTTCCCATCATCTCTAGGTATTAACGAATGGTACGTAAGTGCAGGTGCTAGACCTAGTGTTAAAATTAACTCAACTCCGATTCCTTTCTTGAATACATCAACATATGTAGCTGGTAGATTTGAATGGCAAGAGATGAGAATAACATTCAGAGATCCAATTGGACCTTCTGCTTCTCAGGCTTTAATGGAATGGTTCCGTTTACACGCTGAATCAGTTACAGGACGTATGGGTTATGCTGCTGGTTACAAAAAAGACATCGAATTAGAAATGCTTGATCCAACAGGTGTGGTTGTTGAAAAATGGATTATCCAAGGTGCTTGGATTACTGATTTGAACTTCCAAGAGTTAGATTACAGTAGAGAAGATTTAGCTACTATCCAATGTACTTTAAGAATGGATAGATGTATCCAAGTTTACTAATATTACGATTTTTATTCATACAAACCGATATTCTTTAAAAGGAGTATCGGTTTTTTTATTTTAATTCTTTACTTTATGCTAGTTATAGTATAAACTTATACTATGGAAGAATATAGAATTGACCCTACGATAGCTTACGACGTTGTAGAATTACCTTCAAGGGGTATTATGTACGCAAGCAAAAAGAAATCATTGAAAATAGCCTATTTAACGGCATCAGATGAGAATATCTTATCCTCGCCTAACCTTATTCAAACCAATGAAATTGTTACGGAATTATTAAAACGAAAAGTACTTGATAAAGACATTACAATTGACGAATTATTGGAAGAAGATAAGCAAGCAATTTTAATATTTTTAAGAAACACGGCTTTTGGTACGGAATACAAATTAATGTTAAATGATCCAAAAGATGATAAAGAGTTTGAAGCCTCTATTGATTTAAGTTCATTAACATATAAAGATTTTAATTTAGTTGCTGATCCAAATGGTGATTATACATATATGATGGAAAAAGCTAATGTTGAAATAACATTTAATTTTACAACACAAAAGCAAGAAAAAGAACTAGAAGAAATTCAAAGAAGTTGGAATGGTATTGGTGTCGCACCAATTGTTACCAAAAGACTTGAATTCATGATTAAATCTGTTGCGGGTAATAAAGACCCAATGAATATTAGAAATTTCATTGAAAAAATGCCAATTAAGGATTCACAAGATTTTAGAAAATACGTTAGAGAAAATAAACCAGGTGTCGACTTGACACAAACAGTAATCGCCCCATCAGGAGAAAAAGTAAATTTTATAATTGCTTTTGGGGTGGAGTTTTTTCGCCCTTTCTACGGATTATAAAAAAACACAACTTACAGAAATTCTTTTTCTAGTTAAAAGAGGTTTTGCGTATAATGACATTTTAACTATGCCAATATATATCAGAAGGTATTATGTAAGCTATATTCTTGAATTAGAAAACGAGAAATAATCTATTTATTAGGATATGGCATTTAAAATTGAAGATTTTTTAGGTAAGTCAAAATCAAAAAGTTATGAAGCTGATTTGAAAATGTTTCAATCAGCAAAAAGAACTGAAAAAGGATTTGAAAATTTTGTACCTGGTGCAGGCGATGTTGCAAAAGCAGCAAATTATTATGATAATAACTCAAGTGCTAATAGTGGTTCTAATAATAAACCAAACGGTTTTCAAAAATTTGGTGGAAGTTTATTGGGTGGTGCTGCTGGGTTATTTGAAGCTGGCGAAACAACTAGTTTATCTGGATTAAATGCTGATGTGGTTAAAGCCAATGATTTAAAACAGTTGATATTAGATAACGATAATAATATCAGAGGAGTTGGTGATATTTTAACGGGTGTTTTAGGTAAAGCTATTGGTGGTATTCAGGATTATTATAAACAACAATCTGGTTTATTAAATGACATTAACAAAACAGGTGGGTTAACGGGTAAAATTTCTAAAGATTATCGAGAAACACTAACCCAAACAAATATAGAATTATTAAAATACGGTATACATTTTGATGAAATAGGAAAAGCGGCTACAGATATTTTACAGAAGTCAGGTAGATTTTTAATGTTCAATCAACAATCATTTGAACAATTTGCAAAAACAGCACAAGCTTACATAGGGGGGTTAGATAATTTTATTCAAATGATACCAGAATTTGAAAAAGTAGGTATTGGTGGAACAGATGCGGCTAGAGCATTAGGTGAAGCCGGACAAAGAGCTTTAAGTTTAGGTTTAAATACACAAAAGGTAACACAAGAGGTTGGCGCAAATATATCAAAATTAAATTTATATGGTTTTAAGAATGGTGTACAAGGTTTAGCGGATATGACACGTAAATCAATTGAATTTAGAGCATCCATGCAAGAAGCATTTAATATTGCGGATAAAGTAATGGACCCACAAGGTGCATTAGAGTTCTCAGCAAAACTACAGGTAATTGGAGGTGCAATCGGTGATTTTGGTGACCCACTTAAATTGATGTATATGGCCACAAATAATGTGGAGGGTTTACAAGATGCATTTATTAAAGCTGCTGGTTCATTAGCAACATATAATGACCAACAAGGTAGGTTTTCAATAAATTCACTCAACATTAGAAGAGCTAGAGATATAGCTCGTGAAACAGGTATGAGTTATGATGAATTAACTAAATCTGCAATTGCATTTCAAGAAAGGTCTAGAGCTAAATCAGATTTATCTGGTTTATTATCTGTAACGCCAGACCAAAAAGAATTTTTAACTAATTTGGCACATATGGAAAATGGTAAAATGACCATTGACCTACAAGGTACTAAATTAGAAAACCAATTAGGTAAAGGGTTTGAACAAAATAAAATCACATTAGATCAATTAGTTAATAATCCAGCGGTACTTAAAAAACTCACCGATAACCAAAATGAGTTAAGAAAAATGTCGCCAGAAGATGTAATTAAAAATCAAGCGTCAAATGTTCAACAAATTATGAGATATGTTGAATTTTTAGCAGCAAATGCTAGGTTCCAAGGGGGTCAAATATCAGATGCATTAGGTAAATCTTTTGGTATTGACAATACATTGACAAACAAAATTACAGAGGGGCTAAAAAATTTAGGTGGTGACACAAAGGGTCTTGGTGAAAGAATTACTAGTATGATGAATTCACATGGTATGGATGGTAAAAAAGTCGCGAATGCGGTAAAAGCGAAATCTGTAACTACAGGAACAAATCAAGATACTTTAAACAATAGTATGAATGGTGGAACAAATAATAATAACACACAAAATGCTAATACAAATAATGGCACACAACAAATTGAGCATAATGTCAATATTAAAGTTCCTGCGTTATTAGATGATATAGGAAGAGGTATAGCAAAAGACTCAAGTTTCTTAACAAATTTAACTGAAAGAAACTCTAGATTATATACCAATAACGCAATAAAAACTAATTAATTCTATTTATAGATAATGCCAGCATATTTAGATTTTGACACAACAAACAACTTTAGAAAGTTCATTCTTTCTAAAACATTAAAACCGGCTAATGGACCTATTGAGTTCACTAGTTCAAACTATGGTGTTCAAAATTTAAGTGATTATGCTAATATAGCACAACCTGCTATTGATGCAAATGTTTCTAACGAATTGTTACAAACATCTAAAATCAATATCTACAAACCAACAGATTTTGAAACATATACAAATTTAGGTAATTTACCTAGAAGAGCAAATTTACAATTGTATCCACACTTTGTTAGTTCAGATAATACATTAGTTAGTATATTGACTAATAATAATTTTAGCACTGAATCAGAACTTTTTAAATTCGCAGCATCATATATAAAGGACACAACACAAAAGGGCCCAATATATGCTAGAATTGAACAAAATTTAGAAAAGACAACAAACGGTAAGAATAGATTATTAGATGCATTAAATGGTAATACAGCTACAGCATTGAATTTAGTTACGGGAAGAGAACCTTTAGTTGAAAGAAACTATAGTGTTACTGTTAGTCCTGCAAATCGTTCTGGTGTACCAAAAAATTTTATAGAGGCAATTACCGGTAATAATTCACCGATTAGTATCATACCTGGAAATTATTTAACAGAACCAAGTGACATTTTTAATAATAATCCTCAGAATCCATTACAATTAGGAACAATATTAAATGATGCAACAGGTGTTGTTGCTTCAATGATTGGTATAAATGGTAAACCTAAAATTAGTCCAAGACCGTCTGACGTTTTTATAAACTATATGGGTGATGGACAAAAAAGTATTTTATTTGATTTAATTGGTCGTTCAAAGTATGCCCCAAATTATACAGTAGTTTCACAAATTGAAAATACATTATTCAATACATTGAATATAAACAATTTTTTACAAATACCTGGAACAACATATATTGGTGATGATAGATATGACGATGTAAAATATGCAATGGGGGATTTTTGGGATAATCAAGTAAGAAGTCCATATTATTTAGCTAAAGCATTTGATGATGTATCTGCTGATATTGACCATACAGGAAAAGAGTTAGTTTGGGTTAGTAAAAACACAAAAAACAATACAGCTGGTTTATCATATGATACGAGAAATATAATATCAACAGGTGTTACATTTAGACCAGATTCTCTTTTAGGTAAAACTCAATTCATTTTAAACACTAAACCATCAAATAATGGTGAAGCTGCTTCACATGTTTCTCAAGTAATTGACCAAACATCAAGATTTTTTGTTGATGGCGGTGTTAAAATTTCAAAAGGTTCGGCAGTTAAAACATTAGTAGATAAAAATACAAATCCTGTTGGTGCAGAATTTGGTAGAGTGTGGACAAAAGCAGGAACATATGGTACGTATAAAAACACCATGAAACAAGGATCAAATGCTAGAAAATTTGATGGTAGCGTTTTAGGTGGTAATAGTAGAGTTTGGAATTTAAACTATGCCCCAATGTCAAATGGTCAAAATGATAATGGAATTACAGGCGGAAGTTCATTTGCAAATTCAACTAATATTAAAGATGGTCAAGCAAAGAAATATATGCTTTCAATTGAAAACCTTGCATGGAAAACATCAACATTAGCAGGGTTTACTGTACAAGATTTACCTGTTTGTGAAAGAGGTCCAAACGGTGGTCGTGTAATGTGGTTTCCACCATATGACTTAAAAGTATCAGAACAAAATCAGGCAAGATGGGAAAGCAATTCTTTCTTGGGTCGACCTGAACCAATTTATACGTATCAAAATACCGAGAGAAGTGGTCAATTATCATTTAAAGTAGTTGTTGACCATCCAAGCGTATTAAACTTACTAGTTAGAGAACATTTTAAGAATATGGATGATGCAACAGCAGAAGAACATATAAATGCATTTTTTGCTGGTACAGAAGATTTTGATTTTTATGATTTAATACAAACATATACTGTATTAGATAAAACAGATATTGACACTTTGTTACAATATTTAAATGGAAACAAAAATCCTGATACAGTTGCACAAAATAAATACTTGAGTGTACCTGTAGTAAAAGAAAATAAATCTAATACAGCTACAAATGCAACATCAGCAGTATCATATAGTGGAACATTTTATTTTCCAAATGCGGTACCAAGTACATTTGGTTCATCTGTTACGACTACACAAGATTCGTATTCATCTGTTTATACTTCTTATAGCGGTGTGTCATCATCTTATAAAACAGCATTACTAACTGATTTATCTATTGTTTCAACAGGAACAACAGCTGCAAATATAAATGATAGAAATTCGGCATTTGGAACTAAAACAATTGATATTTTAAAAATAAGTGATATTATAAACAAAAAACTTTCAGATGTAGATACGATATTTTCAGGTTTAACAAATGATTATAATAAATTCATAACTGAAACAACTTCATTAAAAGAATTAATAAAAACAAATAAAGTTAAAAATGGTGTATTTCATGTTACAACAACATGTACACCTGCAGGTGAAACAGGTGCTAATTTTTATTTGGGTGTTAGAAGAGCGTATAGCATTGTTTATGAATTTTTAAAGCAAATTTCTAATGATGGTAATTTTAAAAATGTTAAATGGAAAACAAATACTGATTTAAAATCATTTACACAAACAGGAACACCAACAATTACAACAACATATACATTTAAAGAATTAGGATATGATAATAACCCTGAAAGTATTACAATAACTTGGGATACATATGGTGAAACAACGCCATCAACAACAGGATGTAATGTTAGTTTTTCACACACAGCAAATGGAGGCGATTTAAATTTACATGCGCCAATTGCGATTTCTTGTAGACAAGGTGAATTAAAATTAAAATACGATAAAGTAAATGACAAACCCGGTCCAACACCGGATGGTTCTCCAACAGTTTTAAAAGTAACTGCTGATGATACACCACCAATTAAAAAACAAAAACCTGGATTAGATACATTAAAAAGAATTGTAATGAAAACTTTGGGTGAATGTTATTACTTCAAAAAACTTGAAGATACTGACCCATTTGTTTTTGAAACAATTACAAAAAAATTAAAATATTTTCATCCAGCATTTCACTCTACAACACCAGAGGGTTTAAATAGTAGATTGACATTCTTATTACAATGTATAAGACCAGGAGATACCATACCTATTAAAAGTTCTGAAGACACCCAAGGTATAAATGCTAGAAATACTACATTCGGACCACCACCAATTTGTGTTTCAAGAATTGGAGATTTTTATCATTCTAAAATTAT